CAAGAAAACAACTTCATTTATGGCGCGCACTGAAATCGATGTTTTTGATGTTGATCCGAACTTCTTGGCATTCAAGATGTGCGAATTCGCCGATGAAACATTTATGCGTTGGAGTAATCAAGAAGCCATACGGCTTGGAAAGGAATCATCGTGGAAACAACTGAAAAATCTGTACGATCAAACGTTCGAAATGATATTGCAGAAATAGAAATATTTATGCCGATCACGCGGCATTATCGGATCGAACCGGTAATCAAGATGCTTCGTGAACTGAATACGGCCGGCACACGATGCACCGCATTGTTTTGCATTGATACAACCGATATTACAGTGGCACAGGTTGAAGATCGCATTCAATACTTCGAAATGCCGTTTGAAACGCGTGTAATCCATACCAATAAACCGCCGGTTGGCGAAATTCGTATGAGTGCGCGGCGCGATCGAATCCGCGATATGTTGAACTTCGCAAAGAAGCAGATTCGCAAAGATGCCGATATGGTGTTTATGGTTGAAGATGATTCGCAGATTGAACCGAATGCATTGCAAAGCTTATTGGAAAACTTTGCGCACTTTGAAACGGCCGGCATCAAAGTTGGCTTGATTTCCGGATTGCAAGTTGGCCGCCACGGTTATCGTATGCTTGGCGCGTGGCGTGCGAATGATTTGAATGATCCAACAGTGATGGAAACGATACCATTCACGCGCAAATACCTTCTTGAAAAGGTTGATGCGGCCGGCCTGTTTTGTTTCTTAACGCCGGCACATCTATTCACCGCGCACGAATTTTATTGGCACGATGAATGCTTTGCACCGGATGTAACGTACGGATTGGAATTACGCAAGCAAGGTTATGAAAACTTTGTTGATTGGAGTGTTACCGCCGGCCACGTACAACGCGATCTTTCGATGTTAGTACCGAATGAACAATGCGTTGTGGTTCGATACGAAAAGCAGCCGGAAGGGCATTGGTTATTGGTAAATCACAAGAAAGGGGGTATATCGTGAAACAACCGGAAGGCACAATCAATTTGAATTTGAATGTGAAGCGGCCGATCGGCACAGGTTGGCGAATGTGGATCGGTTCGCCACGGCTTGTTAATCTGCGGAACGTAGACAGTAGACTATCTACCGCTTTTTGTTGAAAATCTTTTAGTTCAATCATTTTGTGCCTTTCTGGTCAAATATCCGCTTGTACACTTCTAATATGCTTTCGGGGATCGGACATAGTTCGACTTGACGGTCCAGATCAGCAAAATCACTTACGTAGCTATCGTTTGCTAGGCTAAACACGTAAACACGCACTGCTTTATCATCAGACAGTTTGGTTATCTCAGCTTTAGCTTCGTCGATAACAGACGGGTCAAACGCTATTACAGAATACGTATCTGCCCCTTCGTACGCCTTGAATAAGTCTTCTTCGACTACCGTTTCAAACGTATTTTCACGTACCTTGATCATATCGGTAGCACGTGCCACCAGTGCAACACGGGTTTGATCGGTGTTTTCTGCTTTATCAACGAAGCTAGTCTTGAAATACCGAAGATTGGCAGGTGTGTCGTCTATGACATTTGCTATCCGTTTGTAAGTTACATTCTCGGCAATTCCACCCTCATTATTTGTACATAAAATAAACTTGCGACTACCGTTATCTTTTTTGTTCAGTTTGATTATGGCGTGTCCAGTTGTGCCAGAACCAGCAAAAAAGTCCAGAACCGTGACAGCTTTATTATTGGGGTACATTGAAATTAGGTATTCTATCAGCTCGGTTGCTTTTGGAAAGTCAAAGGCTATACCCATTTTTTTCAAAATCTTTGTTGATGATTGCGAGTCAAAAAAGATTGAAGATTTAGGTGTCTGCTCCATATAATCTTTCAAATATCGCTTTGGGCGTGGCACAATAGTTTCGTCTTTGCCGAACTCAAACAAGCCTTCTTTAATCAGGCGTTTAATCTCTTCGTCTTTGTAACGCCAACCGCCGTCGGGTACAGTGCAAGGTTTATTTGTTACTGGGTGCATAACAACAGATTTAGTGTTGCCATTTTTTACACCACCTGGGTTGTCAGTTCGATAAACGCCCCTTTTATCAGCAAAAGTAAAATGATCTAAATCATAAAATCTCGGATACTTTACCAGCTCCAATAATTCTTTGTGTATCTCGTCTGAACTTAAACCACGTGATACAAGTTGATTTGCTCGTTTACTAAACTCATCAACGTTGTTCTTTCGTACTCGCCAGCCACCTTCGAGCAAGGAAATATCTTTGGCATAGACAAGCACGTATTCGTGAGAAACACCAACATATTTTGAATTATTCTTTGAAGAATTTGAATTGACAATAATAGGTGCTACGAAGTTATTAGCATTAAACACATCGTCGCACAACAGCTTCAAGTGTGCTTGCTCGTTATCGTCAATAGAAATGAAAATTACACCACTAGGTGATAATAATTGCTTGGCAAGCTCCAATCGTTTCTCCATAAACGACAACCATTTGCTGTGCCTAAAACCGTCTTCTTTATCAACGAAGCGGTCATTATACACAAAATCTTTACTGCCCGTGTTATATGGTGGGTCAATGTAAATAACGTCTATCTTGCCAGCGTGTGTATAGTTTAGCGTTGAAAGTGAATGGTAGTTGTCGCCTTCGATGATAAGGTTTGTCGGTTGATCATTAGCCTTCGTAATAGCACGTTCGGTAACTTCAGTAAGGACGGGCAGTTTAGTTTCACAGTCGATAGCCACTTGTTCGGGTTTGTCTTCCCAGACCAGCCCAAACTTCTTCGTCTTTTTTAACGATTTTACAAGTTCGACTAATTCTTCTTTGGTGTAATCTTGAAGGCTTTTGGACACGCAACGCACTTTCTGTATAGACAGCCATTGTGCGAACGTATCCTAAAAAAATGGACAGCCCGTATATGGCTGTCTACACCAAGTAAGCGTTGTTACACCTACCTTCACGAGCTGCCCAATTTTTGGTGCAACTCGCACGAAATAAATACGTGCAACGCTTACTTATTTTTACTTGATGTAGACGTTGCTAATTATAGCACAATCAAGTAGTCGTTTGTTATCAAATACAATCACTTTTCGGTATAATGAAAACAAGGATTTGAAGGTGTATGAAAGAAAACGTAGATGAACTAACTCGGCTATTTAACGAAGGCAAACACGCTCTTGATCAGTTTGAGCAGTTTCACAGTGCGTTAGTGCCTAATCGTATGCACAATTTACAGCCACAGTTAGGCACGGGTAAGTACGGCTTGCCTACGATGTATTACCCCGAACCAGAACCCGAACACCCCAAAACGGCAGAATTGTTACAAACTGTTAAAAAGCACGTAG